TTCTTTCACAAAATCCTAATATCCGTTTACCCAGTCTAAATATTCCAGTCCGAGCCAGTTCTTGAAGCACGCAAGATTTCTGCATTCTGAATAATCGTGGTTTTTTGTTCCGCAAAAAATATCACAATTTCTGCACATTTCATGCAATTCTTCGCAGCTATCTTTTTGATTCAAATACGGCTTTCTACTCTGATATACTTCTTCTAACTGCCTTTCTGTTTTTTCTTTCAGCATATATACCTCCGCTAAATGCTAATTTACTTGATGAATACCAGCCATCTTGTTTTACCTCTCTGATCTCCTAGTAAAGGCTTTTTATCAAAAACATTCAGCACCTCGGATAATTTTATCTGATCTTCGTTCCATTTAAAGACCAGCAATCCGTCCGGTTCCAGAACCCTCATGCATTCGCTGAATCCCTGCTTCAAATATTTTGGCCAGTCTGACGGAAGGATTCCGTATTTATTGGCCAACCAACTCCCTGTCCCTGCGTGAATTAAGTGCGGAGGGTCAAATACAACAACTTTGAAAGTATTATCTTTGTATGGCATATCCCTGAAATCCATCATTACATCGGGCTTAATCAATAATGCCCTTCCATCACATAGTACAGTCTTCACTTCCCGATTGTCTGCGTAAATCACATCCGGGTTCTGCTTATCAAAATAAAACATTCGGCTGCCACAACAGGCATCTAACACCCTTTCCATATCACTTCCTCCTAACCCCTAATTCAGCCTATCAAGCGGACATCTCCCGCCATTCCGGGTAACATCACACAGACATTCATCATCCACTGTGTCCCTATACATGCAATAGTTATCGCAGATATCCTCGCATACTTGTTCTATAACCTCGATAACAGACTCTAACCCTTGTTTATCTGGTGTTCTTTCTGCCATATTGTATTTTCCTCCTAAATCCCTAATTGTTATTGCCAGTTTTCTGATTAAGTGGACACCAATCCGGCACCCGTTTCCTGGTATGATATCGACCATAATACAATCCCCTATGTTTGCATACTTCGGGGTGTTTACAGATATTTCCTGCGGGTTTTCCTTGTTCTGTCCATATTGCTCCGTGTTCACACGTCATACACGGATGTAACTCTGCACGATTGTTAAAGTCCATTCTGCCTTCCCCCTTAAATCCTAAAATATTTTTTGTAGCATTCTTTCCCGCATTTTTTACACCTGCATTTAAATACACCAACACGGAATCCACTATAATCATAATATTCTCTTATGAGTTTTATCTTTTCAAATTCATGGTTACATGGATGTATTCCATCTTTCAATTCTATATACCTCCGTTAAACCCTAATTTAGTGGATTATCTCAAATCCATTTTCTTGCTCATAAATTCTCCGTACAAGTTCCGCATTGCATCCCAATCAATATCTCCGTGGTTATGTGCCACCATCAGTGCTCCCCATAACATAGCACTCTGAATTTCCACCGGCTTTTCCTTGCCGTCTCCGTATAACCAATTCTCCACTTTGAAATATGCTCGCATGACCTTTTCATTTTCTGTACGGCACTCCTGAATTGCTTTCTCCATTTCAGGCGTCACATCCACCAACACATTCCCACGCAAATCATCCAAAAGCCTGTCAGCATCAATTAATCTCATATCGTACCTCCTTCTACACAAAATCCCCGTTTTTCGAATCAATATAATCACTTCTTACTTCATCAAACTGGCTACATTCATCTTCTGTTTCTTCATGGCAGTTATTATATCCGTAGCAGTTGATACACTCTTTGCAAGTCTCGCCAACATTAAAACCAGAATCCAATATTCTGCTCATTGTAATCATGACGTTTCCTCCTAAATTTTAGTTTGAAATTATCGGCAAAAACTGAAATCTCCACGCCTCGTCCATGATCGATACGATATTTCCATCTTCATTTATTGCTAAGATATCAAGCATATTTGGCTTGACAACGGTTTCCCTTGCTTCCCAGTTCACCCCCTCTGGCATACTAACCTCCATTAGTGCTATGGCATTCAGTATCTTGTCTCCGTGCACCACCTTAAACCTGCTTATATCAATTCCCATATTCGTTTCCTCCGTCAAAATCTAATTATCTTCAATTGCATATTCCCGTTTTCGGCGTTTACAATCTTCCAACATGGATTCCAAAATACCCACTTCCTCTTCATTCAGCCAGGTATAATATTTTTCAAGCATTTTCAAAGCATGTAACTTTCTAGTATTGGCTTTTTCCTCTTCGGTTGTGTCTGTATCTGACACGTTTGCTTCCCTGGTTTCGTCCTCTAA